TGAACCTGGCCAAAACATATGGCTATACCCCTGGTGGATACCGTGGAGCTTCTCTAGAGATAACTTTTTACAACAGTTCTTCCTCAGATGTGACTGTTCCAGTGGGTACGCAAGTTAGTGGTCAGGTGGTGTTTGATGACACTGTTATAGAGGTGGTGTTCACTACAACTTTGGACACAGTTGTTCCTGCCAATGGAAATGCTGTGACATCTTCGGTTGTTCAAGGTGAATACTCATCAACACTATCGGGCAATGACACAACTTACGGTGAGTTAGTAGGATACTCTGATGGAAGTCCAAACCAAGTATTTGTGCTATCAGAAAATCAAGTTGTAGATGGCAGTATTGAAGTCTACGTAGAAGTTGGTTCGGGTAGCTCATACAACCTTTGGAAATCAGTTACCAGACTTATTGACAGCTCTCCTAGCGACGCTTCGTATGCTGTAGATATTGATGCAGATAACTTTGTCTCAATTAATTTTGGAGATGGAGTTTCTGGAGCTATCCCTACTGCGGGTGCGGCAATTAAGGTTAATTACCTAGTAGGTGGTGGCGTACAGGGCAACGTTACTACAGGCATTATCAATAATATTCGCAGAGTTGCTCCTGGCGTTGACCTGAGTGCTATCACAGTCTCCAATACGACCGTGGGAACTGGTGGTATTGACCCTGAAAGTAACTTCAGTATTAGAACTAACGCCCCTAAGGCGCTTAGCGCACTTAATAGGGCGGTTACTCTTGCTGACTACGCAAACCTATCACTGCGTGTGTCGGATGTTGGTAAGGCAAATGCTATTGCAGAGACCAAAAACTCAGTAACAGTATACATTGCTCCTCAGCAAACCTCTAACATTACTGACCTGTATCCTGGATATACAGGTGACCCAATGGACGGTGGGGTACTGACGACTGACTGGCCAACATTGGTTGGTTCAGTTACTACCTACTTACTGGACAAAACTCAGATTGGTGTTACTGCTACAATCGCTCCACCAACTTATGTGCCTGTCAATTTATTGGCAAGATTCACACCGTTGCCACAGTACTCAGCGGACCAGGTCAAGGCAGATGTTCTTTCGGCATTGGTGAATGCATTTTCCTACCAGTACATGGGCTTTGGTGACACCCTTACTCCAGAAGAAGTAGAATTCCAGATTCGTCAGGTGGAGGGCGTATTTAACGCCAGCGTTGTTGCTATGTACCGCAGTGGACAAACTGGACGCAATATCTTGAGTGGTGAGCCTGGTGAAATCTTTGTATTTGATGAGGCTAACCTAGATGTAAACCCAAATAGTGCAGATGCCACTTTGTCTAATCTAACGTCTGATGTGGGAACTCTGTCGCCAGCATTCTCGTCATCACAGCTGAACTACAACCTACCTGTACCTAATGGCACTACATCTGTGTCCATTACTCCTACTAATGCAACAGCTGTTATCACGGTAAACGGAGCGGTAACTGCATCGGGTACTGGTGCAACGGTTACTACTGCAGTCGGAACAACTACTGTATCAGTACACGTAGTTGCTCAGGACGGTCTAACTACTTCTACTTACCGAGTCACTATCACTAGAGCTTCATAATGCTAGACAAATCGCATAAGTTATATGGGATTTACAGGGGCACTGTAGCTGATGATAGGGATACCTCAGGTAGACGTAGGTTAAAGCTCAAGGTTCCTCAGGTATTTGGAACTGAGATTACTGACTGGGCGTGGCCAAGAGAGGACGCTAGTACTAAGGTTCAGGTGCCTGCAGTGGGGCAGGGCGTATGGGTTATGTTTGAGGGAGGGGACCCTGCATTCCCTCTGTGGGTGGGCACTTTTGGCACTGTTCAAGGCACGGGTAAGCACGGACTTTTAAAGCCATACTCTGGTAGTACTAATGGGATGACCTTGGTCAATGGCGCTAATGGTTCCGTAGAAATTGACTTAATAACCACTATTGCACAGCTCCAGGCCAGGATAACATCTCTTGAGTCACAGGTAGCCGCTCTTCAAGCTTACAACATAGCCCACCCATAGTTCAGGCGGTTTATTCGGAGTTAATCCGTCAAAATAGATATAGATTTAGGAGATTGTAATGACAGAATATCCAGCTAGAGTTAAATCATGGACAGCTCGACGTGACCTTCAGGACCTCGTTGTTGCTGCAGACGTCAATACCATCTACGACGAAGTAACTGCTATTGAGCAGAACCTGGGTGCGGGCGGTGTAGCCGTTAGTCCTACTTGGGGTAGTGGGTCGTTTGATGTGGCAACTACTTCGTGGAATAACCTACATGACCGCATGAACAACGTTGAGGCAGGAGTGTTTATTGCCTACACTGACCGTGTAAATGTTGGTGGAGGTTCGACGATTCAGTCATTGGCAAACTCTACTACTAGCCTTGTAATTAAGGCAAAATCGGGTCAGACTGCAAATCTTTTAGAGTTTAAAAGCTCGTCCAACACTGTGCTTGCGTCTATTGATACGTCTGGCGCACTTAGTGCCGCAAGTATTGATGGTGGAACTGCCTAAGAGCTATGAGCAAATACTCTGGGCTACTTTATAGCCAGTCATATTACGGTCAGAAATCCCGACTGGCCTTTTCTGTTGAACCCTTTACTGCGGTTGCATTAGACTACACCACAGTTCAGCTAAGCTGGAGCGCACCTGTGGGTGGCTATACTGCTTTTAGGCTAGTTCGTAACCAAGAGGGTTACTCAGAAACTGTTGAAGACGGCGTAGTTATTTATGAAGAATTTGGAATTGATGGTAGTACGGGTAACGTATCCATCAGTACTATCACTGACGGTGTAGACAACCCTCAGAGCCCAAGCATTGTTGGTGGCAAGTTTACTTACTATCGAGCTTGGATTCTTAAGGCTTCCGATAAGGTTTGGTATCCTGCTGGCGATACTCTGGTACTTGTTCCGAGTTCACACCCGACATACGGGCCCACTACTGGGCACGGCAACAGTAAAGAAGTTCTCCTCACTACTCACGATAAGATGATGAACTTGCTGCCACGGGTATTTACGTCAGCTAGTCAAAGCCCAATTGATGAGGTCTCATCCGATACTGACCTGTACAGATTTATGCAAGGAATCTCATTTACCATTGATGAGTTCCTCTCAATGGCGGACTCTTTGTTGCCTAATTACTCTGAGGTTAAGACTAATCCAAGAGTCATTGGTGCTAAGGCTAGTCAGCTTGGCCTGACTCCTGAGCCAACTATTTCCATTAAAAATCAGAAGACAATGCTTAGTCAGGCGCTGTATTTATACAGTTATAAGGGTACCCTAAATGATATCTCTACTCTGGTAGAGAGCACCACTGGGTATGCGCCTAATATCAGCGTTTCACCAAACCTAATGTTATCTGGTCAAGACAGTACATTTTATGGTGGAATTGGGTTCTGGCTGCCTGTCGGAAACTGTACGATTGCTCTTGAGGACGTTAACCCAGTTACTTCGGAGAGCAACTCCATTGACCGCATGTACTCTGCGAAGGTTGTAGTAGGAACTGCTGGGGCTAAAATAGCTAATGGAACTGATTACCCTGTAACCAGGGGGGTACCAGTTATCGCTGAGAAAGAGTATAAGTACTCTTTGTATGTACAAAAATCGACTGGCAGCGGAAATGTCACACCATCCATTTATTGGTATGACTATGCTGGTGCTCTGCTGTCTTCGAGTTCTGGCTCTGCTCATTCTGCGACCACAACTTGGAGCAAGGCAACTGTAACAGCTACTGCTCCTACTGATGCAGTATACGCAGCTATTGACGTCGCATTTGCATCCACGGGCACGTATTATGTTGACATGGTGCAGGTGGCTACGTCGGACGTACTTGACTACAACGAAGCAAGAGCCGCATATGTGTTCCTGTACCCAAAGAAGAATAACTTTGTTTTAAATCCTTCTTTTGAAGTAGACACCTCTTCTTGGACTGCGGTTTCTGGAACCATTTCTCGAGTATCTACTGATATTCCAAACTATGACTTAACTGGAAATCACGCACTGCAGGTCGCTGCTGGCTCAGTGAATCTGGTGGGAGCAACCGCTACTAACGTAATTCCTGTAGACAGCTACTTATCGGCATCATTATTTGCACGCAGTAATGCGGATAGCGAATCTGCTGATTGGAAAATTTATCTGCACTCTACAAGTGACATTACAGCTGTTTCGGTTGCATCTAATTTGGTGACGTACACAATTGAGCAAGCAAGAGAACTTGTTGTGGGAGATAGCATCACCGTCTCTGGTCTAAGCTCACCGTTTAATGGTGTACACACAATTGTCAGTTTTGACGGAGTCAAGCCACAAGTCAACATCTCTACAGCAAACCTGGCAGAAACTTCGGTCACAGGAACACTGGTAAAAACTGTTTCTAAAACTGAGTCTGTATCAATAACAGACTCTTGGACTCGAGTACAAACCAACATCTATGTTCCTGCGGAGTTCTCAACCTCTCGTACTACTGCTGAAGTTGCACTAGTGGGTACATTTACTGATTATGTCCAAATTGACGCAGTACAGCTAGAGCCAAGCTACCTTGCTACAGACTACTTTGACGGTGACTATGGTACTGAGCGAGATGCGCTTTGGGCAGATACGCCTAACGCAAGTAACTCATACCTGTACCCAAATAAGATTATCAATGTCACTCGTTTGAGCTCTGAGCTAATTAACTTTTTGCCTCAGAACACTCCATACATTATTTCTTCTTACTCTGGAATAGAGGCTTCTGGCTTTACTGACTAAGATAGTAATATGGAAACTTTTTTCTCTGTATTACTTTGTAGTTTTGCGATTGCCTATTTAACTGAACTAACCCGTTCCAGGGGATGGGTCAAGCACACCCTCATCTTTCTGGGGTCTGTGGCGACTGTTGTCTTTTATCCCGTATCTTGGTTCCTGATTCCAACCGTCCTTGCGACTGCATTTTTGGCGACGACTTGGATTATTGTGGTTAATGCTGTAACCTCTAAACCTCAGGTAATTCCAAGAAGGTTTTAATGAATAAATCAGAAATCCTAGTGTTTGAGGCCATAAAGGTATCTCTAGACCGCTGGGGTCAATCAAGCATATCCATGCTAGAGCTGCAAGAACGCACTGGCTACGGACGGACGAGTATATCTAAGGCGGTATCTAGCCTGACTAATTCAGGTCACATATCGGTTGTTCGCACTAAGAGAAATCTTGGCAAACTTTACAAGAATCGCTATTCAGTACTAAAGTGAACATCAACAGCATGTATAGATATACATTCTTATACAACTTGTACATTAGTAATTAATAAATACTTCGTATTTATTAATTAGGGGCTGACGCCCCAGAAGGGAAATCAAATGGTTAATAAGTGGTCAGATAATGATGAGGGCTTTATCCTTGGTGACTTTGGTTCAGAGTTCACTCCCCTCAAGAAGATGAGTAAGCGTGACCCTAAGACTCGTCACCTACGTCCACAGGAGGAGTGGACTCCAGCAGATGTTGCATCAGAGTTCTCCAGCAGAGCCTATACAAAGCTTCGTGGTATTCCTGGGGTAATCAACACCAAGGCCCTGTGGGGTGCACTCGCAGCTAATCGTAAGAAGTACAACATCACTGCAGTCATTGAACTAGAGGCCCTAGAACGTTTCTTTGCAGATGAGCGCAACTTCGTAGCATTACGTAAGAACCCTAAGAGTGCCCACGGAATGTTTCTTAATGCAATCACGTCTCAGATTCACAACATTGAGATGGACCTGGACATGGGACAAGAGCCTATTGAACAAGAAGTTGCATCTTCTACTGAATTCGTTTATGCTTCAGATGGAACGGAGTTCGATAACTCGATGGCTGGTCGTCTTGACCGCAAGGAGTACGAAGCCCGTCTAAAGAAGGAGAACTAATGAGTTACGATTTGTCAGACCTGTCGCCCACCAAGCGACACTGGTTGCTACGTACCTCCAACATCCCTCGTCGATTCCTGGGAACCAGTGCCGAAGATATTTCAGCCCATACTGGTTCTTTTCCAAAGGCGGTTGACTCGTGGATTGAGAAGGTATTGGCAGGAGAGTCCATCCGTCAGATTGGCGGTATCGGAACTACTGGCGTTGGATTGCTGTTCGATGGTGGCCCAGGACTTGGAAAGACTACTCACGCAGTAGTGACCGCAATGGAAGTAATCCGTCGCTTGCCTGAAGAGGACTCGGAAGCACAGCGAATTCTAATGGCTCGTCCAGAAGATTACGGCATGAACTTCCGCCCTGTTTACTACTTGACCTTTCCAGAGTTTCTTGCTCGAAAGAAGGCGATGATTGACGCAGACCCAGAGACTAAGCGAGAACTGTACCGAGAGATGGAAGGGTTCCATGGACGTGCCAAGGAAGACTTCCTGAACGTACGAATCCTAATCCTTGACGACCTTGGTAAGGAGTACAAGGGTGCTGGCTTTAACGACGCCTCATTTGACGAAGTTCTGAGGTCACGCTACGATAAGGGATTACCAACCATTATTACCACCAACGTGGCTCGTGAAAAGTGGGCCGCACAATACGGCGAGGCTATGGGTAGTTTCGCCTACGAAGCATTCAAGCGAGTGCGTATTATAGGAGAGGACCTGCGTCAACAATGAAGGATGTAAGCATGGATATCGACTGGAGACTTGTACAGCTCTTCATTGGTTTCGAAGGCGTTTCGGAAGTTTCCGTCGCACAGCACGACCAGCGCAAGGTTCGTTGTACCTGCGCTGCCTTTAATCAGGCTGGCCGCTGCAAGCACTCTCGATACGTAAAGAACCGTTTGATTGAAAACGGCGGAAACTACATTGTTCAGATTCCACAAGAGGTGCCTGATGAAGACGCACTTGAGGCCATGGAAGATTCCGACGCTTGGCGAGAGTTCGTACTGAGGTACGGCAAGGTGGAGACGATTGATTAATGGCGACATTTCGAACGCTAGTCCCCCAAGGATTATCGTTCTAATTGACGTTGTTGCAGAGTCAACTGTTGAAGAAGAACGTAAGCTGCTACGGTCTGTAACGGAACGCAAGATAACCCAGATGAATCATCTGGCACTCTCTGAGCTTTGGAGACTTGCAGACCGTTACGGACTGTCAGTAGAATTAGCAGCATTCGAGACTGACCACTGGACTCAGGAACATCTCGATAAGGTCATGGACAAGTTAGACCGCCGAGGCGGAAACCCGTTCAACTATTCCGAGCTCTATAGCAGCATCGAAGATTTTATCGGAGAGATTCCCTATAGAAATAATCTAAAAGGAATTGTAGACCTACCAGGCCGTGTAGCAAGATACGGCTCTTACGGTTTAGAATTACAAAACCTATAATGCTTTTAACAGAAGGGTTAAAAACATGGCACACGATAACGAGTATCGTCTCGTAAGCAAGGTCATTACTGACCGCAACATTATTCCTGTACTAGAGCAGGGCATCAAGGACGACTGGTTTGTAGACGACGACCTGCGTCGTGTTTGGAAGTTCGTTCGTGAGCACTACGTGGCATACCGTGAGGTTCCCACCATTGTTGCGGTAGCGGATAACTTTCCAAACTTCCGCATCCTTAAGGTAGAAGACACCATTGATTATCTAATCGATAACATGGTGGCGTTCCGACGTCGCACGCTGACTCGCAGTGGTGTTGAGCAGGTACTCGAGAAGGTCAGTGCTAATGACCACGAGGCCGCTCTAAGTGAGATGAGCAAGACTGTAACCCTGGTAAACGAGCAGGGTGTACAGGGAACCACTCACATCGACATCACCAAGGACCCAGACAAGTTCTGGGAAGAGTACGAGAATATTCAGAATCACAAGTTCCTGGGCGTTCCTACTGGCTTTGAGAAGATTGACGAAGCCACCGCTGGTCTACAGGGCGGTCAGCTAGTTACC